ATCAAAAATTCTAAATCCAAACTCTTGACTATCGTCTCCGTCGATTGCACTTTGAATTATTTTCTGTAGCTGTGTTCCTGAATTCAAAATCTTAACCTTTCCGTTATTTTCTGGATTTGTAGGATCGCTTATTACGTAAACGTTATAAAGCCATTTCTCAGTCTTCCTTAGTGGTTTCGATTGTTCAATTAATGCTTGATTCTTGGAAGCCCAAACCTTGGATCTATATTCATCAATTGGGCATTTTTCTCCATATGTATTTGGACAGAGGATAGAAATTTTCTTCCCGCTTACACAGCTGTCGAAAATATGCTGCCAATAATGAAATCTAGTTTTTGAATTATCCTCTAGGTTTGGAAGTAGTCGAACTACGTATGTTTTATCTGGTTCACATTTTAAGAAATCCTTAAAAGATGATTCCGTGTTTGTTTTTGCGCTTAACGAATCCTTCAAGGATTCGAACAATGTTGATGTGTATTTACTCATATCGAAATTAATGATATCAATTATTTGTTTTTTTGCAACTCTTTTTTTACGTAATCTTTTATTTTCTCTGTTCCCCTTTTAACAAACTCTATAGTTTTAGGAGATGAATTATATCTAGTTTTAAATTTTATTATTTTATTTGATAAGTCACTAGAAAACATATCCAGAATATCTATTTGAGTTTCGTCTATAGTTTTAATTAGATTAGAAAATTCCATTAAACTATATATGTTTATTTGTCTTTCTCTATAGTGATTCATCCAGCTATATACTAATCCGGTTTTATAATTTATATAATTTTCGACTTCAATTTTTTGATGTAAACAAAATTTCATTATAAACAAAAAACTTTGTTTAATATCATCAAATTGTTTTTCTGGATTTTGATCTTCTTTTTGTTTACTACTTATAGAATAAGCTCTTATAGCAGATCTAGTATTGAAATAATCTAATTTTGGATATGGTTGATTATCATATATTAAATTAGGAGATTCGAAAAAATCTTCTATCTTAATATTTTTAAATTTAGAAAAAAAAGTATCTAATTTTTTTAAATTTAAACTTACATACTCTGATATTTCATCAAAATCTTTTCTATATTTGTATGGTTTCCCTTGTCTAGAGTTTTTTAAATATATGTTATATATTTTCTTTTGGTGTTCTGTTATATTTTGCATTTTTATTCATTTTAGATCTGAATATTTTTTTATAACAATTTGGAGTAGAATTTAAATACGCTTTCAAAACTAAATGTAAATTATTTTCTCCTAATATTGAGAAATAAATTTTTTGAGTTTTTTTGTCGTCTATTATCAATTTTAATAGTTTTTGAAATGCATATAAAAGATCCAACTTTAAGTGTTAATTCTTCAAATTCATCCATATTTATTTTTTCGGACGGATTATAAAGTTCTTCTAATTGTTGTGAAGATGTTATTATCATAATGGAGTAAAGTTTTTAGTCAATTCTAAAAATAATGGTGTTAGTTTTCCTACACCTAAAAATGTTGTTGCGTTACCATCACAATATTTTTCACAAAAGTTTTTTAAATCTATTGGGGTATCTGTTATTTTTTGTCTTATTTTTACCTTTTCATTTTTAGTATTTATGATTATAAATAACTCATAATCATATTTATATATTAAATAATCAACCAGTAAAGGATTTGAGTTTTCTATGGAAATAGCCAAAGCTTTTTTATACTCGGAATTTATTTTTATTTCACCTTTAAAAATTTTTAAATTATTAACTTCTTTTTTTATTTTTTGTTTAATTTCTGAAATTATTCTTTTTTGTTTTTCTTCGAAATCAAAAAATCCATTTTTATATTTTTTAATAAAATTTGAAAAATCGTTTTTAAATTCATTCCAAAAAATAATATTTAAATCAAAAGATTGTTCATATTTTAATCTTAAACAATCATAATCATCCGCATATAAAATTAATTTTTTTTGGTTTTCAGTTAATTCTGGAGAAGAATTTTGATATAATTTTCTAACTAATAAAGAATTAGAAGTTAAATTTTTAAAAAACACTTTAGCTTTTTTAAATTTATTAGCTAATGGAATTGATCTTTCGTGATGATCTATTATAGATACGAAACTATGATCTAAATCGTTTATAAATTCTTCTCGTATAGATAAATCTAATATTAATATATTAGGAGGGTTAATAGTTTTTTTAATAAAATCTTTTATCTTATTTAATTCCAGATTTGTTATTTCTTCATACGAAATAATACTATCTGGATGCGACCAGATAAAAGTTAATAAACTAACCGCCCCGTCTAAATCTTTATGTGTAAAAATATGATATGCTTTACTATGCACCAAATTATTTACACTAACATATTAAAAAGTCACTATATTAATTATTATCAGATAAAAAATTTAATTTATTTAAAGTTTGACTTATATCATTAGAATCCGATGATTCTTCACATAATAAAGCTTTTTCGATGTCATCCGTTATATTTGGCATTTTAGAATCAGAATTATCTTTCAAAATACCATCTTCATCTATTTCTTTTAATGTTAACGTTGGATAATCAATTCCTAAAATAGTAGTGTGTTTTCTAGGACCAAATCTATTTTTAACTATTCCCATATGGATGATTCCTAAATCAGTATCTCCGTCTTCAGTCCATATTGAAAATTGAGCATCTACAGTATGCGATAACCCCATAGATTCACTGGTTTTATCCAGATCTAATTCTCCAGAATTTACTGCACTTCTAGTAGCTTGAGTTGCTGAAATTACAGGACATGAAAAAGTATACGATAAAGCTCTTAAACTTTCTGTTATAGTTTTAATTGATTCGTAAGAATTAGTAGACGCTGAAGTATTTGGTGATATCAAGTTAATATAATCAACAACAATAGCATCAGGTTTTATACCTTTTTTAACTAATTTATTTATATACGTTTTAATATTTAAAACGGAAACTCCTTTTGGTGGAAACTCTTTAATTATTAATTTAGATTTTCTATTTTTAATTTTATATTCGTTTATAGTATTTTTTAATTTTACTAAACTAGAACTAAGACCATCAAAAGGTATCTGACTCAACTGCGAAGATATTCTTTTAGCGTAAACTTGTTCTGGCATTTCTAAAGTAATTAATAGTACTGTTTTATCTTGATTCAAAATATTAGTTGCTATATTACCTAAAAATATAGATTTTCCAACGTTTGTGACTCCAAAAAATACATACAAAGCTCGTCCTTCTGACATGAAGCCGCCGCCTATTTTATTATCAAGCCACTTCCAACCAGTAGGAATAACTTTGAAAACTTTTTGCAAATCTTCACAATGCTCATCTATGGATTCCAAATAATCAAATCCTATATTCTCAATTAACGAGATACTGCAAGCTTTTTCAAAATCATCTAATATTTTTGTGCTGTCTATATTTCCAGACTGTAAATTAAGAGATGTTTTTTGTACTGTATCTATAACTGACTTTTCTTTTAAAAATCTCTCGGTGTTTTTTAAAAGAACGTCTTTATTATATTTTTTATCCAAAGACTGAAAAGATAATACAGTTTCCTTAAAAGCTTGTTTATCATCCTCTGTAATTAAATGAGTTTTTAATTCTGTTAAATTCGGAGCACAATCAAATTCTTCATAATAATCCTTTAAAACTTCAAACAGCCTTTTTATCTTTTTATCTTTAAAAAAAGAAGGTTTTATATATTCAAGAATTGTTTCTAAATAATCATTATCCATAATAGAATTATAGAAAATAATTTTTTCAAACAATTCAAAATCTATAGATAAATTATTATTCATTTACTTCTTGTGAAGTTTCGTTTTTAAATTTCAAATGTGATTTTAGTTTCTTTTCTAATTCCGGTAGAATTTTATTCCATACTTGATCATTATCTTTGAAATCTTTATAGAACCCTAACACTTCCTCGCCCAATACATATCTATGACCTTGCTTTGTTATTACTCCATATCCTTCTGCCATTTCTAATAAGCCAGAGTATTTCGATAGTCCAGTTCTAAAATTAAGATACATTTCACATTCTAAAAATGGCGGAACAAATCTATTCTTAGTAGTTAAAGCCCTCATGGTTAATCCATTAACATCTTTAGATAGAGGAGTAACTTCATCAGAAGCATTTTTATTATCAGATTTACCTACTCGTTCTTGTTTTGTTGACATTTGAACTAGTACTGAAGACATATACAACGGACCAGATCCACCAGATTGACTCTTAATCAATGTTGGATACATAGCACCTGGATTTTCATATATATGATTTGTGAAAACTATTGGACAATTTGCTTTTGCTGCTGTATGTGTAATAGCTCTAAGCATACTTTTTAGAGCTACTGCTCTAGCACCCATATCCGCACTATCCTTTCCGTCGTCTATTATTTTAGATTCTCTAGCTGAAATGAGATTTCCTAAAGAATCAATCGCTAACAATACTTTTCCTCGCAATCCTTTTTCTATAATAGTTTTTAAAAATTTTACAATTTGATTTCTACATTCCTCTATAATTTCTGTTGGGCAGTGTTTAATTTTAGATGGATCGCAACCTAAATTTTTTGCGGTATCTCTATCAAGAGCATTTTCAGTATCAAAATATACAACATGCATTCCTTTCTTTTGGGCGTTTGCCATTATTTTATTAACCATTAATGTTTTTCCACATGCTTGCGGTCCAGCAAAACCAGTAATCCTACCCATAGGAATACCACCGTATAGAGAACCTGAAATAATAGCGTTTAATGCCATACATCCTGTGTCTACCCATTCGTCTACTGTAGATAATGTATTTTCATCTAGAA